AAAGAACCGAAGCGAACGCTTAAACCTCAAGCGTTGCGTAGTGCAAGAGAAAGACGTAGACAGTTAAAAAAGCGTCTACTAAACACCTCTTCCCCACGGAAGGGGTTTTATAATGTGTATAACAAGTTAAAAAGTCTATGTCTGTCAATTTAGAAATCAAAGGAACTCTAGCAAAATTACTTGCTACAGAAGATCTAATCATCGAGAATAAACAAGTAGAGACAGCATGCTTTAATGTACAGACTCGTGTACTAACACTTCCTATGTGGGAACGAGCAGATGAGATTGTTTATGATATGTTGGTTGGTCATGAAGTAGGACATGCATTATTCACACCTAATAGAAATCCAAGAAAAGGTGTTCCTCAATCATTTATTAATGTTACAGAAGATGCTCGTATTGAGAAGTTAATGAAGCGTAAGTATCTTGGACTTGGAAGAACTTTTTATAATGCATATCAAACAATGTTCCAAGATGATTTCTTTGAATTGGATGGTGAAGATATTGATGCACTTAGTCTTGCTGATAAAATAAATCTACACTATAAAGTTGGTGCATTTTTAGCAATATCATTTAACGAAGAAGAGCAAAAGATTGTTGATCTTGTTGGTGATGCTGAGACTTTTGAAGAAGCAGAAGATGCAGCAGAGATTCTATACAAGTATTGTAAAGATCATCATGAAGATACTGAAGATGAAAGTGAGAAAATAAGTATAGAATCAATGTCTCTTGAAGCAGAGATTGAAAAGAATGAAATGGAGAAGGAAGAAAAGACAGGTGATTCTATAGAAAATAAAGATGAAAATGAGCAAGAGGAAGGAGATGCAAAAGAAGGTCGTCCTGACTTAGGTACAGATGATACAGAGTATCCTTTAGAAGATCTTAGTGAAGGTAGAGGAAAGGAATCAGATCAAAAACCAAAAGAAAAAGAAACAGAAGAGTTAATACTGGAACAACAAAGTAGTGGTGCTTCTTTACAAAATACTGAAGGGGAACCACGAGTTCAAACTGATGATATGTTAAAGCAAAAGATTAGAGATCTTATATCAAATGATTCAATGCCCAATGAGTATCTTGAATTACCTGATGTAAATCTTGATACTATTATTAATTCTAATGAAGAAGTTCATTCTTATATCAAGAAGGAATGGGCAGTCTGGGAAGAAGCAGTAAAAAGAGAAGATGAAGAGATGGGTAGAAGTCCAAGAGAAAGTTATTTTAGAAATCAACATTTAACCTTTGAATCTGTAGATAATGACTTTATAAAATTAAAGAAGAATTCACAAAAAGCAGTTAACTATCTCGTTAAAGAATTTGAGATGAAGAAGGCAGCATCTGCATATGCTCGTGCTGCTACCTCTAAGACTGGTGTATTAGATACAGGTAAACTTCACACATATAAGTTTAATGATGATCTATTCAAGAAGGTTACAACATTCCAAGAAGGTCAAAGTCATGGATTAATATTCATACTTGATTGGTCTGGATCTATGAATACTGTTATGAAAGATACTATAAAGCAATTATACAATTTAATATGGTTCTGTAAAAAGGTTAATATTCCATTCAAGGTATATGCTTTTACATATGAATACAATCGTCTTGAGTATGATCCTATTACTCATAGACCAATAGAGGTTCCATCTCATTACACTCCAGAAGAGGGACACCTTGTAGTTGAGGATAGATTTAGTTTGATGGAGTTCTTTACAAGCAATAGTCGTCCTAAGGACTTAGAAGAACAGATGAAAAATATTTGGAGAATTGCTTGTGCATTTAGAGATTATGGAACATACCCAATTCCACCTAGGATGAATCTATCTGGAACACCATTAAATGAGACTGTAATTGCTCTCAATAAAATTATCCCAGTATTCCAAAAAGAGTGTGGAATGGAGAAGGTACAATGTGTGATTTTGACTGACGGTGAGACACATCATTTACCACGTCATAAGTTAGTTGAACGTCCTTGGGAGAAGGAACCATTTATGGGGCAAAATAATGTTAATCCTCATAGAGATTATCTTCGCAATCGTAAGACTGGTAGAACTTATAAGGTTCCACCTCGTTACCATGAGTTTACCCAACTCTTACTTAAGTATGTTAATGATATCCATACTGACGTTAACTTTATTGGTATTAGAGTTATGCCTAATAGAGATGCTACTTACTTTATTAATCGCTATTGTGGTTATGATGGTGAAGACTTTGATAAGGCAAAAAAACAATGGAAGAAATTTAAGAGTTGTTCTCTTCCAGTAGATGGATATAAAAAATATATTGGAATGTCAAATGGTGTTATGGCATCAGATGATATGGAATATGTTGTTCCAGAAGAGGCAACAAAGCAACAATTGAAGAGTTATTTCAACCGTTCTCTTAAGGATAAGCAACTAAATAAAAAGGTACTTAGTGAGTTTGTAGAACTCATTGCATAATGCTTACTAGACATGAATGGGATTTGATTGCTAGGTGTGTGCATAGTCACCCATCTAGCATTACTGCTGAAGAGGCAGATGATCTTATAAAAAAATTATCCGAGACAGTTGAAGAACTGGAACAGTTAAAGGGTTTAAGTATTAAATAGCGTATATAATATAATTACTGAACAACATTACATTATGGCCTTTGAAATTAAAATGACTAAAGAACAAGTCATTGATGGTTTAAAAACCGATTACGGTACAGAGTTTACTGCAACTGATATCAAAGCATTCTGTGCTAAGAATGATATTGGTTATCAAACTGTCACCAAAAAAATTCAAGAATTTAAAGTTACCAAAGGCAAATGGAATTTGGAAGTAACTACTCAAGTTGTTGAAGATCTAAATCAATCTTATCAAGCACCATCCGCTATGCCAGCAGTTGAACAAAATTTAATTCCTGACAAGGATGCTACATTTGTTAAATTTGGACCTTTTACAGATGTTAAGAAAATCATTGGTTCTAAATTATTCTACCCATCTTTTATTACTGGACTATCTGGTAATGGTAAGACCTTTAGTGTAGAACAAGCATGTGCTCAATTAAATAGGGAGTTAATTCGTGTCAACATCACAATCGAAACGGACGAAGATGATCTCATTGGTGGTTTCCGTCTTATTAATGGCAGTACTGTTTGGCACAACGGTCCTGTTATCGAAGCACTACAAAGAGGGGCAGTCTTGCTTTTGGACGAAGTTGATCTTGCCTCTAACAAGATCTTGTGCCTCCAGTCAGTCTTAGAAGGTAAAGGAGTATTTGTTAAAAAGATTGGTACGTTTGTAAAACCTGCTCATGGATTTAACGTAATTGCTACTGCTAATACCAAAGGTAAGGGATCTGAGGATGGAAGGTTTATTGGAACTAATGTTCTTAATGAAGCATTCTTAGAAAGATTCTGTGTAACTTTTGAGCAGCAGTATCCTAATCCTGTTACTGAGCATAAGATCCTTACTGCAAAGGCAGTAGAGGTTGGTATTCAACTATTAGATAACAGAGAACCTTGTGAGAACACAGTATTCTGTAAGAGACTAGTAGATTGGGCAGACATCATCCGTAAGACATTCTATGATGGTGGTATTGATGAAGTTATCTCAACTCGTCGCTTGACACACATCATAAGAGCGTATAGTATCTTTAATAACAAAGAGAAAGCAATTAAGATGTGTCTTAATAGATTCGATGATGAGACTAAGCAGTCCTTCATGGAACTCTATGATAAAGTTGATCCTGACTTTGTACCAGCAGAAGATGGACAAGAAGACGAATCCTTGATATAATATTAGGAGAAAAGTATGACTTCTATCATGGGTGATGAGAATAGAGTGACTCCACAAGAGAGTGATGAGTATGATCCAAAACCAGCATCAAATACCATCACTCCACAGGAGAGTGATGAGTATGATCTGATCAATCCTGAACCAAAGCATTCTAAGTATTATTATGATTATGATCGGAATGGTGATATGCCAAATCCATTTGCTACCGATCCTTTATCAGATAATGATGATCAAATAGCACATCATATTGATACTAGTAAGAATTTTGATTACGCAGATGCAGTTGACTTCCAAGTAGATAACATGGTTGGTGCAGCAGAGACTATCAACATTGATACTAGTGGTTTTGATCTTTATGGAAAAGATGTTGTTACCTTTGGTACTGATACTTCTCCACTTGAGGATGCTAAGGCAAAGTCAGATCTATTTGCTTCTAATGATGCAGTAGAGTTTACTTTACCAACTAATACACCTTTTCTTGGTGGGGAGGAAAAACCAAAACCAGATTTAAAGAATCCATCTACTCACAAATATCAAGAAGATAAAGGTATTGAGGATCTTAAAAGTTATGTAACTTCCACTTATACAGGACATTACACAAATAACAATTCTGATACCCAGACTCTTGATCTTATTCACTCTGTAGGTGATGCAGAATCATTCTGTCGCTCTAATGCAATTAAGTATTTGAGTCGCTATGATAAGAAGGGATCTGCTAAACAAGATATACTAAAGGCAATGCATTATTGCTTACTCCTTTATTACTTTAGTGGTAACACTAAAGAACCTGATTATACTAACACTCGTTATGAAACTTTCTGATAAAACTGTCAATCTACTTAAGAACTTTAGCAACATTAATCAATCTATTCTTTTTAAAGAGGGTAGTAGACTCCGTACCATTTCTGTAATGAAGAACATTCTTGCAGAAGCAGAAGTTCATGAATCATTTCCAAAAGATTTTGGAATATATGATTTGAATCAATTCCTTAATGGTATGGGTTTACATCAGAATCCTGATTTGGATTTTGAGAATGATGGTCATGTAGTTATTAAAGAAGGTAGGATGAGATCCAAATACTTCTTTGCTGATCCTAGTGTAATAGTTACACCTCCAGATAAAAATTTAGATCTTCCTAGTGAAGATGTATCTTTTGAACTTAATACACAACAGTTAGATCGTTTGCTTAAAGCAGCAGGGATTTATCAGTTACCTGATTTATCTGTTATTGGTAAAGCAGGTGTTGTTAAGATCCTTGTAAGAGATAAGAAGAATGATACTTCCAATGACTTTGCTATTACAGTTGGTGAGACAGACAAAGAGTTTGTATTTAACTTTAAAGTAGAGAACATTAAGATCATACCTGGTACTTATGATGTTGTTGTATCTCAAAAACTATTGTCTAGGTTTAAGTGTAAGGATTATGAACTTACATACTTTATTGCACTAGAACCAGATTCATCCTTCCAATAATGAGAAATACTATCCTCTATGGGGATTGTAGAGAGACCTTAAAACAATTTGCGTCTCACACCGATAAGGCGAGGATGTGTGTAACATCACCGCCTTATTATGGTCTTAGGGATTATGGTGGAGAAGAGAATCAAATTGGTCGAGAACAATCACCAGAAGAATTCATAAAAAACTTAGTTGAAGTTTTTAGTTTGGTAAGAGATTGCTTAACTGATGATGGTACTTTGTGGGTGAATATAGGTGATAGTTATTACAATTATAGACCAGGTAAAGGACAAGCATTAGTCAAGCAAACTGTATCAAATACTAAGCAAGACTTACCTGCTAATTGTGCAAGAAGAGGTAATAAATTAGAAGGACTTAAGGAGAAGGATTTAATAGGTATTCCTTGGATGTTAGCATTTGCATTGAGAGCAGATGGATGGTATTTAAGACAAGATATAATATGGCATAAACCAAATCCTATGCCTGAGTCAGTAAGAGATAGATGTACTAAATCACATGAATATATTTTCTTATTAAGCAAAAATAAAAAATATTATTATGACAATGAAGCAATTAAAGAACCAGCAAAAGACTGGGGTACTAGGGATCGTAGTAAAGGTAAGTATCATAATGCTGGCACTGGTCTATCCCCTCACACTGGGTTGAGTAAGAGTTATCCAACAAAGAATAAAAGATCTGTTTGGAGAGTAACTAACAAACCATATAAGGGTGCTCACTTTGCAGTGTATCCACCAGATCTTATTGAACCATGTATAAAGGCAGGTAGTAGGTCTGGGGATATTATATTAGATCCATTTATGGGATCTGGTAC